TAAGATAGACAAGATCTATTGGGTGGTATTGGGTACTGTTGGGGCAGTATCACTTCTGTTGCTAGAAAAAGTTATAGATAAAGGACTTTTTTAAATCCATTCTTTTAATTGCTCACCCATAATTTGTGTAGCAATATTTATTTTTTTACGTAAAGCTTTTACAATTTTTTCATCAATAGTTTCTTCTGTCATTATATCTATGTAAGTCATAGGTTTAGTTTGACCAATACGATCTATTCTAGCTTCTGACTGTTGTCTCTTTTCTAAATCATAACCATTTGAAAAATAAATCATTGTACTCGCGGCAGTCAATGTGATACCATACCCGCCGGTTTGTGTAGTTCCTACAAAAAATCTACACTTGTCATTCTCTTGAAACTTCTTTATATTATTTTGCCTTTCTTCTTGAGGAGTTAAACCATAATAATCTACCACTGTTCCTTCTCCAAATTTTTTAGTTATCTCTTTAATTATTCTTTGTACATCTTTTTGATAGTGAGACCAGATAACAGCTTTACCTTCTATCTCGTCTAGGATGTCCATCAATTCATCAACACGTCTTGATGGTATCTCCTGCACTGTTCCATCATCAGCTGTAAAATGTCCGCAGGTAATTTGATGAAGTCTCATTAACTGTACCATTACTGTTGAAGTTGTAACTTGTTTTCCATCTAGTTGTGCAAATGCATACTTCTTCATTTCTTTATAAACTTTTTCTTGTGGACCTGTCATGGTTACCATTCGTTTCATATAAGTTTTAGATGGTAAGTCTAAGCAATCATCTTTCAAAACTCTTTCTGAAAATGGTTCTATCTTTTTAGATAACTCAGCTAAATTTCTGTATCCTACAACAACATTAACTGAACGTGCGCCCAGGTTAATTGTTTTCATTACAGAGTATCTAGCCCTGAATGTATAAAAAGAACTATGGTCAAGGAGCCAAGGATCAAGAAAAGCACATTGAGCAAATAAATCTAATGGCGAATTAGTAACAGGAGAACCAGTTAAGATTCTTCTGTATTTGGCATGCTCACGTAGCCCTACTATGTTTCGTGTTCTTTTAGCTGTAGGAGTTTTGATTGTTGTAGATTCATCTATAGCCATCATTGCTTTGTGTGATGACAGAAATCTACGTGCAAATTCTTTTCCAAAGTCATATGAAAAAGCTTCAACATTCATTATTAAAATATGAAAGTCAGTGCCAGTTGAAAACAAAGTATTTAATTTTTTTGTTTGTTCTCCTGATTTATCAGAGCTTTTCCACAATACAATTTTCTTTTCTATGTGATCAGGTAGGTGTTTAGGAATCTCTGCTTCATACCAGTTTTTATATACACCTTTTGGAGCTATTAATAAGAGCCCATTTATGTCCCCTCGATCATAAAGCATAGCGCAATTATCGATCAATACCTTAGATTTACCTGTACCCATTTCCATGAAGTAGGCAAAATTTTCTTTCTCCCAAGAACGTTCTAAAGCTTTAAGCTGATGCGCGTACGGCTTCGATTTAAATTTATAGTTTATCATTTACTTATCTTTCTAAAAGTGTATATATAGGACGAAAGAGATAAAGTCAATATGCAATTTAAAGATCATATAAAAAAAGACAAACCTAAAGTATATTTAATTCAAGACATACCAGGAACTTCTAGAGGAGAACCTAAATATAATATTTTAGGCGCACAGAAATATGGCGATATCGTGACGATGCTTCCAGAATTTTCACAAATGATATTATCTCCAGGTCCTTTAATACATAAACTTAGAACTCTTCTAAAACATTATACTTCAGAAGACTTTCTTTTATTATCTGGTGACCCTGCAATCATAGGTGTTGTGTGTTCAATTGTGGCAGACACAACTAATGGTAGGTACAAGTTATTAAAATGGGACCGTCAAGAAAAAACTTATTATCCAATAGAAATAAATATTCATCATAAGTAGTTGACACTTTAAAAATAATCTCTATATTGTTTTCGCGAACTATTATTAGAACATTAAAACATTAAGGAGATATTATGAAAGATATTAATCTTAGACAAGATGCACCATCGCAGGTGTCACAAGTCAACCCAACAAGAATCTCAGAAGAGATTGAAAAGTTACAAGCTGTTCAGCAAGAAATCATCAACCATGAAAACAAAGTTAAAGAATTAAAAGATAGAGAAAATTATTTAGGCGGCGTTATCATTCCGGATTTGATGAATGAATTAAATTTAAAAACATTAAAGTTGCAAGACGGATCAGAAATATCTGTTGGCAATAAATTTTTCGCTTCTGTTAAAGCTGATAAAAAAGCTGAAGCGTATGACTGGCTTCGAAATGCTGGCCTAGGCGATATTGTGAAAAATGAAATCACAGTTCGGTTTGGCAAAGCTGAAGACAACAAGGCGCAGCAATATGCTACCCTTGCAAAGGGTCAAGGTTATGATCCGGAACAAAAAGTTTCGGTACATACTGCGACTCTTAGATTAACTTTGGAGGATTTCCAATCACGTGGTGGTAAAATTCCTCCGGAGTTATTCAACACGTTTGAAAAAAATCAAACGCAAGTAAAAAACAAACCAAAACAATAGACTAACAAATCAATAGGAGGATATATGGATAGTCAAGTAGCAACAAAAGCTAATGCAGGTGCATTAGCAAATATAAATCTCAGAGCAGATTCTGGTAAAGGAGCTGAAGAGATTAAGTCGGATGATGTATCAACACCGATCTTAAAAATTCTTCATCAACTTTCTCCAGAGTGTAATGAGAGAGATGCTAAACATGTAGCAGGTGCAAAACCAGGGATGATTTACTCATCAGGTTTTGGATCTCTCATTGAAAGCACAAAGGGTCTAGACGTCGTGATAGCTCACGCACAGACTAGATATCCTGAATGGCAAGAGCGAGGCGATAGTGCTTCAGCTCCTGTTGGAACTCACATCGAAATTCCAGCTGAGGCAAAAGAAGAAAAGAATGGTAGATATAGATTACCAAATGGTAACTATGTTGAGAAGACAGCTTACTTCTATGTGTTGGCAATAACAGATGGTGAAGTTAAACCAGCGGTCATTCCAATGAGATCGTCAAATCTTTCTCCAGCAAGAGAACTTAACAATATGATCAAGAATCTTAGATTCTCAGATGATAAAGGTTCTTTCAATCCTGCATCTTTTGCAGCAGTTTATAATTTAAAAACTGTTGGCAGAACTGCGGGCAGTAAAAGCTGGCATGTCTACAAACCATCAAGAGTAAGAAATCTTGATGTCAGTAATAAAGATGATGCATCGTTGTATGAAGTTGCACAACAACTTCAGAAAACTGTATCAAAAGGTGCAGCAAAACCAAAATACGATGCGCCTAAAAATACTACTGGAGACATAGTATAACCGAGTTCCCGATGGGACACTTGCAAGAAGGGCGGTTAAGCGAGAGTGGATCCGCCCTTATAAAGATATGGAAGAATTTAAAAAGTATTTTACAGGATTAACGCGAGACTTTGGTTTCTGCAATGTAGAGAACGGCTACATAGATGAGAACACAGGTAAGTTAAAGATTGACCCAGGCGATTATGGCTGGGCCCACCGAGCAATCAGTGATGAAGATTATGATAAACATTTAAATGGTAAAGTTTCAATAGGATTACAACCCTGTGATGATGATGGCACCTGCTCTTTTGGAGCAATAGATATTGATCCTACAAGTTATTCTGATTTTAATATAGGAAAATTTTTACAAGTTATAGATAAAAAAGATTTACCAGTCGTACCTATCAAATCAAAAAGTGGTGGACTACATATTTATATATTTACAAAAGAAAAAGTACCTTCAACATTAATTAGAGAGGTATTACAAAATTTATTATTCTTGTTTGGATTATCATCTAAGACAGAGATATATCCTAAACAAACTAAACTAGGTAAGAATCAAAACGGAGAGAAGACTGTAGGTAGTTTTATAAACTTACCATACTTTAAAAAGACAGAACGTGTAGCACTCAAAGCTGATGGTAGTGCAATAAGCTATGAAGACTTTCTAAACGTGGTAGGTGCAAATCTACAAACTCAAAAATCATTAAAAGAATTAATTAATAAAAAAGTAAACGATGAATTAACTGGAGGACCTGATGATCTTAAAGATGGTCCACCATGTTTACAGGTTATCTGCAAACAGGTTACGGAATCAGGCAACAAACTAAAAGATGAAAGAGATAGATTTTTATTTAACTACATGGTTTTTACAAAAAAGAAATACCCTGAGTCTTGGGATAAAAAAGTATTAGAAGCAGCTAGAAATTATATCTTATATGATGAGATATGGGGGGATGAGAAAGTAAAAGATAAAATAAAATTTTGGAAAAAAGATACCGCAGGTCATACTTGTTATGATCTTCCTATCTCTGCCTATTGTGCAAAAGGTGTATGTATCAAAAGAAAATTTGGTATAGGAAGTAATAGAGATACACACTGGCCACAACTATCTAATCTAATTAAGATAACATATAGACCAGAGCCAGAATATTTTTTTGATGTAGAACTAGGTAATAACGATGTGGTCCAAGTACATGCAAAGAATATTAGTAGAATGGATGAAGTAAAACAAATGCGTAAGTTAGTGGCAGACAATACAAGTATCTTCCCACCAATGATAAAACAAAATGAATTTCAAAAAATACTAGATGGACTATGGGCAACTAAAAAAGATATGCCTCCACCAATTGGAACCAATCCTATAGAAATATTAAAAGAAGCATTGATAGAATATGTTAACGGACCTGAAGCTAAATCACACTCTGCATTTGAAAGTGGGTCAGTATTAATTGAAGAGGACCATTATTATTTTGTATTCCAAAAATTTTTTGAAGAACTTAAACGAGGTGACTGGGCCCAAAAAAGAGATAGGACAGCTCATCTTATTCGCCAACATTTCAAAGGAGACTTTGATTGTAAGAAAAGATTTCCTAAAGGCGAAAACAAAGATTCTTTTCCACAGCTTAGAGTATTAAAACTACCAGTGGAAGGATTAACAAAAGAAGAAACACCAGATGAAAAGGTAGAAATAGAAGATAAAAAGGAGATAGTATGACGAAAAAAGTACCAAGCGTATGCGTTTCATTACCTGCATACGATCAAATGCACGTGGGCACATGTTTATCAATAATAAAATTGTTTGATAAATTTACACAGGCAAAAATAAAAACAACAATCAATACATTTAGATGTCCATACATAGGATATTCAAGAAATATATTGTCAGCATTATTCTTACAATCAGGTTTTGATTATCAATTGTTTATAGATGCAGATGTAGAGTTCGAACCTGATGTCGTAGGTAGAATGATAATAGCAGAAAAAGATTTTATATGTTGCCCATATAGAAAGAAGACACAAGATAACTCTGTTAAATACTCAGTTAACTTTGATAACCATGAGGAAATAAATATAGATAGTAAAGGTCTATGTGAAATCAAAAGAGGACCAGCAGGTCTTACAATGATTCACAGAAAAGTTTATGAACAGTTAATGGCTAAACACCCTGAGTTAAGAATTAGAAATTATAATTCTATCCCTGAAGAAGCCGGTAAATATTTATATAATTTTTGGGAAACAGAATTTAAAGATGGAATCTGGATAGGTGAAGACGTTAAGTTTTGTGACCTAGTAGAAAAAGCTGGATTTAAATTTCATGCTATTGTTGATGGAGAGACAACTCACTATGGAACAATGGGTTATAAAGGAAAATTAGTCGATACATTTAAAAAATCAAATGGCAAAGCTGACTAAAATATTTGGTCCACCTGGTACAGGTAAGACACACAGATTACTTCAAAGGGTAAAGGCATATGTTAGAACTGGTACTCCATATCACCAGATCGGATATTTTGCTTTTACTAAAAAAGCCTCTGGGGTAGCGAGGGATAGGGTGGGAGTTTCGGAAAAACAAGTTCCGTACTTCCAAACTATCCATGCGTTTTGTTTCCATAGGTTAAACATGAATGAAGAACAAATCATGCAGCCCTATAACTATGAAGAGATAGGTAAGCTGTTAGGTATTAGAGTAAACTATTCTGACAAGTATAACGATGAAGAGACACATTACCTAACTTGTAACAATCCTTATTTTCAAATGATAGGTAAAGCAATTAACTTAGACATTCCTATACGAGATTTATTTGATAAGAACGAACACGATAGAAAACAAGTTGGTTGGACTCAACTAAAAAACATAGCTCTTAATTTAGAGCGGTACAAAAAGATAAATGAATTAATGGATTTTAATGATTTGATTAGTACCTTAATTGAAAGACAAGATAAGATTCCACAATTCAAAGCTATCTTTGTAGATGAAGCACAAGACCTATCTCCATTACAATGGAAACTAATTGATGTATTAAAAACTAAAACTGAACATTTATACTTAGCTGGCGATGATGACCAAGCTATCTATGCTTGGGCTGGAGCTGATGTATCTAGATTTATTACTGAACCTGCTAGAGAAATAGTTTTAAAACATTCAAGAAGAATATCTAGAGCTGTACAGCAACAATCAGAAATACCCATTAGTCGTATAGCAGGCATCAGGAAACAAAAGAAATATTTACCAAGACCTACAGAAGGATCAGCACAACACATAAATAATTTAGGTCAGATTAATTTAAAAGAAGGTAAGTGGTTAATTTTATCTAGGACTAAAAGTAATTTACTTACAATCATGGAAGAGCTCAGGCGTAAGAATCTTTACTATGAAAGTAATAAAGGTAAAAGTTTTACAGTAGGAATCTACAAAGCTGCAGTAGCTTACACAAAATGGAGAACAGAAGAAACATTAGAAACAACAGAAATAAATGACATCAGAGATTACATACCCAATGCAAAATTTTGGAATAAAGATAAAGAATGGTATGATGTATTTACAGCAGCGCCACATAAAGAAGTTTTGTATATTAGAAATATGTTAGCAGATGGAGAAAGATTAAATCATAAAGCACGCATATTTGTATCTACAATTCATGCAGCAAAAGGTGGAGAAGAAGATAATGTAATTTTATCTTTACATCAAAGCAGTAAAGTACAGAAAGGAATTAAACAAAGTGTTGACAAACAGGACGAAGAGCATAGAGTGTGGTATGTGGGCATTTCAAGAGCAAGAAATAATCTATATAAATTAAAAGCTAAAAAAGTAATAAAGGAATATAAACTATGACGGACAAGGATATGTTCAAAGCAACAACGTATGATTCTTTAGAAAAGCAGGTAGGCGGAAAACATTACGCCAAGATGAAAATTCAGCCCGCAGAATTTATCAATGAAAACAAATTATTATTTGCTGAAGGCAATGCTATAAAATATATTTGTAGACATCAGTCGAAAGGAAAAGAACAAGATATCAAAAAAGCAATTCATTATTTAGAAATGATTTTAGAAAGGGATTACTCATGAAGTTACCTACTTACATGCAGGCACAAACAGAATGGGTATGTCATAAAGAATATCCTGACCTAAGAGATCATGACGAAATAGCAATTGACTTAGAAACAAGAGATCCAGATTTAAAATCTATTGGATCAGGTGCAGTTGTAAAACGTGGAGAAGTTGTAGGTATTGCAGTGGCTGTTCAAAACGGGTCTTGGTATTTTCCAATCGCTCATGAGACAGGTCCTAACTGTGATAGAGATAAAACTTTAGAATGGTTTAAAGATATTTTAAGTTGTCCAGCTACAAAAATATTTCATAACGCTATGTACGACGTATGTTGGATACGTAATTTAGGCTTAAATATCAATGGTTTAGTCGTTGATACCATGGTTGCATGCTCGCTCTTAGATGAGAATAGATTTTCATACACACTCAATACTTTGTCTTGGCATTTTTTAAACAAAGGTAAAAATGAAAAAGCATTAAACGAAGCAGCGAAGTCTAGAGGACTAGATCCTAAAGCAGACATGTGGAGATTACCTGCAAGTGAAGTTGGTTCGTATGCAGAAAAAGATGCACAGTTAACTTTTGAACTTTGGCAACATGTAAAAAAATTAATTGTTGAAGAAGATCTTCAAGATATATTTAATCTCGAAACTGATTTGTTTCCTTGTCTTGTCGATATGCGTTTCCTAGGGGTGCGGGTAGATGTCGAAGCGGCCAATCAATTAAAAAAAGAATTATCCACCAGAGAAGAACTGCTGCTACACCAAGTACAAAAAGAGACAGGAGTAGAGACGCAGATATGGGCAGCCAGATCGATAGCCAAAGTTTTTGAAAAGTTAAACTTGCCTTTCGACAAAACTGAAAAAACTCAGTCGCCATCATTTACAAAAAATTTCCTTTCTAATCATGCTCATCCTGTAGTTAAGATGATAGCACAAGCAAGAAAATTAAACAAGGTCAATACAACTTTCATAGATACTATTTTAAAACATGAACACTGTGGAAGAATACACGCTGAGATAAATCAAATAAGATCTGATGATGGAGGTACGGTAACTGGTAGATTTTCATATTCCAATCCAAACCTACAGCAAATACCTGCACGAGATCCGGACACAGGTCCATTAATAAGAAGTTTATTTATACCTGAAGAAGGAATGAAGTGGGGTTGTTTTGATTACTCGCAACAGGAACCAAGATTAGTTGCACACTACGCATTAAGATTTGGTTTATCTTCTGTAAATCAAATTGCAGATTCATATGATTCAAATCCAAAGACAGACTTTCACCAGATCGTAGCGGAGATGGCTGAGATACCAAGAAGTCAAGCTAAGGTAATTAACTTAGGATTGTTTTATGGAATGGGTAAAGCAAAATTACAAGCAGAGTTAGGTGTATCAAAAGATAAAGCTTCTGTATTATCAGAAAGATATCATTCACGTGTACCATTTGTAAAACAACTGATGAATAAATTAATGAACGCTGCATCTAGTAAAGGTAAGATTAAAACATTACTCGGTAGACGATGTAGGTTTCCAAAATATGAACCAGTCTTACGTGGGGATGATTGGGGTAAGTATGTTCCACCACAAGATCATGAACGAATGTTAGAACTACAACAGATGGGACCAACATTAGTAGATGAAGATGGTAATGATACAGGTAAAAAAAATTACTGGCATAACAATGCTACACGAAGAGCTTTTACTTACAAAGCATTAAACAAATTAATTCAAGGATCAGCAGCTGACATGACAAAAAAAGCTATGTTAGACTTATATAAGGAGGGCATCACACCACATATACAAGTGCATGATGAACTTGATATATCTGTGGTAAATGATTTGGAAGCTGCAAAAATCAAAGACATAATGGAAAATGCAGTTGACTTAAAGATACCAAATAAAGTAGATTACGAATCCGGGCCTAATTGGGGCTCAATTAAATGATTGACTATGGCTTACTTAAATGCAAACATACCTGTAACTTATGCACAAATAAGAAGGGAGTATTTATATGACCTTACCAGACATCATGGCGAAGTTGAAGACTGCATTGTGTTCGGTGTTACGAGTATTACAGGACGTCCTATTCTATTCCATGCGATTATGGAAAATGGGGCTATCTTTTATCGTCTCCCGATTAGCGCATTTATCCAACGTGGTTTCAAGCCGGAAGAAGTTCCTCAACGTAGACTGGACGAGTTGGAGTTATGGAATTCTTTTAGTTATTATCCTGCTGTTACTTCTTGGGATATCCTAGACGGACAATCAGGTAAATACATCGGTAAAGATAAAAAATGGCATAGTGGAGCTTATTTATTTACTGTTGACTGGGCCCACCCAGAGAGTAATATAATAGATACTGATCATTCAGAAATTCCGCACGAGCATAAGTGCGCTCACATTATTGCTTTAGATGATGGCAATTATGCGGCTCAGCCAAACAATAGAATTATTTGGGATATACCATCGTTCACAGTTAAAGATAATGTGCCAGATTGGAAAGTCCAAACAAGTGAGTGGAATGTAGAAGACACTCGACAGTGGAGAACAGAAGACACTGATAACTTTTTCTACGAAATTGAGGAGAAGAAAAAATGAAAAAAATTTTAAAAGATATTTGGCATCATGTATGTTGGCCATTTAGAAAAATTAAAAACATTATCAAGAGTAGATAATGAATTTAGCAGATCTGTTAAAAAAGAATTTTGTATTAGTTCCGGTCGTGGCGTCAGTCCTGGTCGGAACTTTTACAGGTGTTAAATATGTAGTAAACTTAACAGATACTATTAATGGAAATAAAGCACAGATAGAAAACATTCAAAAAGATATGGATGTCCTTACAGACAAAGTAAATTTGATAACAGGTAAACTTGAAAGAGCTGAAGGAACATGGGAGATGGCTGAAAACTTATATGAATTATTAGCTAATAAAGTTAATGAAATGGAATGGGATATTAAAGATTTAAACAGAGAGATAAATTATTAGGATGAACAATGGAGATTGCCAGGATGAATTATTATTTTACAGGAATATTAATTATTTTGCTATGTCTATTAGCTTTTATGGGCCCTGCATATCCTAGAAACGAATACTTAAACTCATACCCTAACGAATGTAGAACTGGTGAAGTAGATGTATCAGTATCTCGTAGAGATTATGATTATAACA